CCTCCATGGACGAATACAGATCGGTATTGTTGTTGCTGACCGTGCTCAGTGCATCGTCCAATCCCTTGAAGCCAGCGAGTGAGCCGCCCGACCGTGCAGTGGCAAGAGCCGCCTGCAATGTGGCCTGCGCCTGTACGCGGAGCTGCTTCACTGCGTCGTCAGACGTTCCGTTCAGGGCCTTAAGCGCATTGCTCAGCGACGTGCTCACCGCTGTCATGTCGCTGACGCTTTTCGCGGCGGTGCTGGCCATGTCATTGATGGAAGCGACCTGCGCGTTATAGGCGTCAGTTGTTGCTTTTTGCTGTGCTGAGATCGAGCGTTGGAGCGCACTGAAAGCAGAGCTTGCCGCGTCCTGGGCCCGCTTCTTGATCTCGGTGTAGTAAGCGTCCGCCGTGCTAGCAAGGCCCATCAAAGTTGCGAACAGGCTTTCCCCCGCCGCCGTCGTCAGGTCGATATCTTCGACCATCTGGCGATACTGCTCGCGGGTATCCGGCAGCTTGACGCCATAGGCCCCCAGGTTTGCGCCAAGCCGGTCCGTCAGATCCTGAAATTGCTCCTCCTGGGTAAAGAACGTGCCGTAGTAGGTGTTAATGAGGTCTTGCAGCGCTTTGACCTTGTCTTTCGCCGTCGCCGACGCAACGTCCAAATCAGAGATCGAGGCAACAAGATTCAGTACCGCATCCGATGCGGCCATGCCGGTGTCGTCGAGCTTCAGGGTCTTGACGTTGATCGACGCGATGGCGTCATTCACCCCGTTGAAGCGGGTAAAAATACCCTCAATCGCACCGACCACATCTTCAGCCGTGGCGTCCCAGTCGGCTGCGAACTTCTGGAACTGCGCCTTGAAGTAAGCGGGTACCGAGTCAGAACCGATGATCGACTGGGCCAGCAGAGTGCCCATTACATCGTCGTAGTTGTCCTTCAGACCCTGGACGAAATCGCCCCCGGCATGCTGCTGAACGATATTGATCTGACTGCCGTTGTCCAGAGTTGCACTGTAACCACTGGAGTAATCGCCGGAGGTCCGCCGCTGCCGCATAGTGTCGGAGAGCGAGACGCTGGCATCACTGCCGAACGCGCTGTAGATCATGCCGAGCGTTGTAGTGAACTTCTGGACAGTGGAGTCGAGCGCGGCATCGGCGCTGTTGCCGAATTTCGGCTCACCGTCGTTCCAGCCAGATACCCAGCCCTTGCTCGCGTATTTTCCGCCGCTGTAGGTGCCGCTAGCCGAAGTAGACAGCTCGGGGTATTTCTCGCCAGAACCAAACAGCTTGTCGGCGCCGAAGGCCCCGGCGATAGCGCCAATACCGAAACCAACAGCCGTGCCCAGTGGACCGAAGAACGAACCAATGTAGGCACCAGCGGCCGCAGCGCCGCCAGCAACCGCCGCACCTTTCAACCCGTACTGCTGGAAGGATTGGAAGATGGTGTACACGCCCTGAATGTAGCTGAGGGCAACGCTGAGTGTTTCCAGGCTGCTGCTGGCAGCGGTTGTAGTGAGGTCCGAAGCGGTTCCCACGGTCTGCCCGCCGACAGTCACGGCGTTGGTTTCGAGGTTCACCGTGGCCACGGCCGTGTTGGAACTCAGGTTGTACACGCCATCGGTGAGAACGCCGGCCGCTGCCTGGCTACCGGTGTTGAAAGCGCTGGTCAGGGTCGTGCTGATGTAGTCGGCGCCGTTCTTGAATGCGCCTTCAAGTCCAGCAATGGGGCCATCACCACCGTTCCAGCCCTGGATGACGGCCTTACCGAAGTTGCTACTGAGCCCATCCACTGCGGTTCTCGCGGTACTGAAGGCGCTTCCGAACGACATGCCTCCGCCACTCGAGCCGGAAGACGATCCGCTCACGCTGCTGAATAGCTTGCTCCAGACAGAAGATAGGCCCTGGCCATTGTCGGTCCCGGTCAGCCAGTTGCTGATCGAGTTCAGCAACGGCTTGGTGGTCAGCATGTGGGCAATCTCGCCCAAGGTCTGTTTGAAGCCTTTCTTCAGGTCATCCCACAGGGTCCCCGCGCCGCTTCCGATATTCGCCCAGGCACTGGCGAATGCCTGGTCGATGCGGTCGATTGCCCCCTCGGTCAGTTGGCCCCAGATCGTGGCCTTGCTGCGATTCACTTCGTACTCGTTGCCCAGTTTCACAAGGGCATCGCGGTAGGTGTCTGCTTTTTCCGGGTACAGCTCCATCGCGGCGTTGAGCGCCTTCTGGTCCTCGGTGTAATCCTTCAGCAGTTTGACCTGAGGATTCAGCCGGTCGACCAGGTCGTTTGCCTTGTTCGCGGCCTCCAGCGCCTTGTTCGCTTCGAGCTGCGCTTTGGTCTGCTTGACCAGGGCTTCATATTCCTCACTGCCCACTGCGATCTTTTTACCGATCAGTTCGGTTTGTACGGACTTAGCGACATTGAACGCATCAATTGCTGATTGCCCCTCCAGCGTTGCCTTGGCTTGTTTTTGAATCCATTCCACCTCAGTGCGCAGTTCTGCGACCTTCTTCGATACGTCCAGACGGTCTTGGGCATCGTGCTGAGCGTTGATCGCAGCAGCGACCTTTTTGCGCGCCTGTTCACCGGTTTTCAGGACTTCGTTTTCGATCTCCTGCTTGATGGTTATATCCCGGACGCTATCCGCCCCGCCCAGGTACGCGGCAGCCAGGTCTTGGGTTGCTCTCAGCGCGATGGTCGCGGTCTTGGTGTATTCCTCCAGCGCCTTGCGCTGCTTCTCGATCAGCTTCTCTTCGTCAGATTTCTTTTCTTTATTCGGGGCTGTGCTCTCTTCAATCTGAGCCGTCGCTTTTTTAGCGCGCGCCACGGGGTCGATATTCGGATCAACCCCCACAGCCGGAGTAGGCGCTCCGATTTTAACCATGCTCCTGCCTTTAACATCCTGATTAACAAGCAGAGGATTTTTACCGGTTAGAAACGACTGTCCTTTACCAATGTTGGCTGCGGCATTGATGACGCTATTCATAGCCGCGATCTGTTTGGTCGCGCTATCTTGGGCGGCATTGGCAGCATCTTCGTGTGCTTTTTTTGTCGCGGCGGCTGCATCTTTGGCAGCGTTCTCGATCGTATATAAAGCGATCAGCTGCTTCTCCAGTGACGCCTTCGCTACTTTGTCATTTTCCTTGACGGCGTCCTTGTACTTATCCAGAACATCCTTTTGCTGGCTGATCACCTTGGCTTGCTCGCGCTGCTCACTCGTCAGGCCCATTTGATCGGCTTTGTAAGCAGCAATGGCCGCGGCGTTTGCGCCGAACAAGTCGCGGCTTTCTTTGAGGCCCTCGATGTATTTGGCCCAATCGTTGGCACTGGTAGAGGCTCGACCAGAGGATACCTGTTGAGCAGCAGACAACTTATCTGTGCTCGCGGCGGCGCCAGTTGTTGCCGCGTCAATTGCCGACAATTTTTTTGTAAGATCCGCACCGCGCTGAGAGTTTAAGGAGTAAGCCCCCGCGATTTCCATCAAGCGAGCAACTTGAATAGGCGCAATTTTCGCGCTTTCCTTCGCCCAGTTGGTCACGCTATCCAGCGTCCTGGTGCCCGCCTTAACTTCGGCGATCATTTTCACAAACTGCTGCTGATATTCGTCGCTGCTTTTGTTCACCATATTCAAGCTGGTCATTGCGACAGTTGAATAATCGGCCAAATCGCCCGCTGCGGACTTTAGCGCCTCCTTCTGGTCTTTTACCAACATTGTAGACTGGAGGCGCTGCTGCTCTGCACTCAGCTCTTTATATTTCTGCACGGTCTGATCGACAGTCAGTCCGTGATCAAGCAGCGCTTTGCTCGCCTTGTCAGCACTGTTCCCAAAATCAATAAACGAAAGAGCCAGCAAGCCAACAGTAGCGATCAGGCCAACGGGACCGGTCATTAGCCCCAATAGCGCGCCGCCCGCAGTCCCTATGGTAGCCATGGATCGAGACGTAGCAGTCGCGGCGGCAGTTGCTCTGTCAGAGAGCGCAATCGCCTCGTTCGCGGCCACAGTAGTTTGTTCGTATTTAATTGCCGCCGCTTCTCTGACTTTATACGCAGCCTCAATTTCAGCTGACGTTCCAAAGATGGTGACAGCAAGAGCAACTTCAGCAGCCCTGACCTGATTGATCATTGCCGTCTCAGCCACGCGCAATTCGCCGATGCGTGTCATGGACTGCATTCGGCCCACATCCGTAATTTGCGCGGAGTGTCGCTGCATTTCGAGTTCACGCTCGGCCGTCAAGCTGGCCTGGGTAAACTTCAAGTTTCCAACTTCAGACGCTTGACGCACCCGATCAGACGCCACCTTTTGCTCGGCTGCTGCTAAATCAGCGGCAGCGAGGTCTAGCACAGATTTCGACTCGGCCTGTCGAGCAATTGCAGTTGCAGCAGCCTGACTGGCGCTGGCAGCTGCCGCGACCGTTGCGGCGTTGGCGGCCGGTATTGAGCGCATAACTGCTGCGGTGTGCTCTATCGAAGCCTTTGTCGCCGCCACGAAAGAAATCACGGACTGCCCCACTGCCACCGCTAAGCGCCCCCCGACGATGAGCGCGAGCGTTTCAACAACATTTGTCACGCGCTCCACTGTTACCGAGAACGAGTTCCCGTCCGCGCTGACCGAGTCGAGGCTTTTGGCCATGCCCGTGAGCACATCTGAAAGCTTGGAGCTTGTGCTTGTCGCTTGGTCGAACTTGCCGATCAGGTTGGTGGCCGAGTTATTGAGCCTGGTCATGCCTGTGCTGACAGTGTTCTGCATTTTGCCGAACTGCTCGTTTACGGCGGCGGCCTGGGCCTGCAGCGCTTTCACCACTGAGTCAGCTGTCAGTTGCCCCGCCGCACCGAGTGCGCGGAGAGCGCCCACAGACACGCCCATACCCTTGGCGATGGCTTGGGCTAGCGCCGGGGCTTGCTCCATGACGGAGTTCAGCTCTTCGCCTCGCAGCACGCCTGACGCGAAGGCCTGGCCCAGCTGGATCAATGCAGCGTTTGCCGACTCGGTCGAAGAGCCACTGATCACCATCGTCTTCGCGATGGTCTCGACAATCCCAGCCACGCCCTGCCCGGAAAGCTTCAGCTCTTTCTGGTTCGTGGCGATTCGCTGATACAGTTCAGCGGTGGCAGTCAGCGGCTGCCCTGAGCGTTGAGCAATATCGAACACAGCATTCTGAGCGGCGGTAAATTCAGCGGCGCCAGAGGTGACGAGCTTTAACCGGTTGGCAACAGTGGTGTAAGCCTCCGCGTGGTCAAGCAACGCGGTAATACCGGCACGACTCACAGTAAACGCCAGGGCGCCCTTTAGGGTGTCGCCAAGCGCTTGTGCGCTGCGGCCCACTTGGTCGAAAGCGCTATCAATACGACCAAGTTGCGAGTCAATACGACCAGAGACCTGAGCAACAGTCGAATCAGCACGAGCCATTTCCTGACGGAGCTGTGCCGTGGTCGCTTCGAGGCGGATCAGCATCCCCTGGACTTCTTGACCTGACATGCACTTTTCTCCAGGCGAAAAAAAACCCACCGAAGTGGGCTTGTTCAAAATTGAATTTCAGTTGGCTTTGGCGGCCATGCCTTCACAGCGCTGTGATGCCCAGCAGTTACTGACCAGGTCAACAGCTCTCACGCCGCAGCTGTAACCGGTAACCATGTCACCGCCGCGCCGAACAGTCTCGAGCTTCAGCACGAACTCGGCCTCCTCCCGGCTACCGGCGTATCGGGCCATGGTTTTACTGTCGCAAGAGTTGCTTTGTACCTTGCCCAAAGCCTTATTCGCGGGAGCGTTCTCACCCAATCCATACAGGGTGACCTTGGACGCTTGGGCCTTTTCAAAATCAGTAAAATCATTCGGTGTGGACGCGCAACCACACAGCAGTGTCGCAGCTACAAGTGCAATCCATTTCATATCAAGTCCCTCTGAAAAAAACCGAGACTATCAAAACAGCGACAACTGCGTCGCTTTAACGCTTAACCATGATCCCGCACCTTGCGCGCGCCCATCTGGGCCTTGATCCGCGCACGCTTCTCGTCCTGAGTTTCGTTGGCCGGTGGTTTGGGCGGCGCGGGCTTGCCGTCACCAGCCCCGAACGGGTTGGTGCTGCGCAGAAACTCGACCTTGGCATCCCAGGCCATCAGGATCTCGGGGACCGGCGTGGCCCAGGCCTCACTCGGCGGCCAGCCCAGGCAGCCGGTGGCTATGCCGAACAGTTCATCGACATAGCTGCCGTTTTCGGGCCGATTTACTTTTTTGCGCCTGTCGCCGGCTTGGCGGAAGCGGTTTCGAGCTGTTCAGCAGTCTTCGCGGCCGGGTTCAGCAGCGCGGACAGATACTCGATCAGCGGAGGCGTAACGCTGATGATGCCGGCGTCATAAACTTCTTCTTCCAGCGCTTCGACCTCCTTTGGCTTCAGGGCCAGATCAGCGCCGGCTGCAATCACCGCGGTTACCGCGCCGAGGTTGAACTTCTGCACTTGCTCCATTGCTGGCAGGATGCCGCCGAAAACGCGCTCGATGCGCTTCACCGCCTTCAATTTGAACGCGAGGATGTAGGTGTTTTCGCCAACGAGTACTTCAACGGTGCCGTGATCAGTCTTGGACATGGTTTTTTACCTTAGGGATAGAGGGGGGTCAGGGCTGAAAAAGGATGGTGTGCCGGGGCCGAAGCCCCGGGCGGGTTACAGGCTTTCTTCGTAGATCGCGGAGTTGATCGCCAGCGATACCGAAGCCTTGCGGATGGAGTCGGCGCTGCCGATCTGCTTGCGGAAGCTCAGCACCTGGACCAGGTAGTAGTCGGCAGTGCCATCGCCGTAATCCATCTTCACCGCGAAGTTGGAATCGCTGCGCAGTGCCAACTTGAGAGCGGCCTGGCCCTCGTCGTCAGGGTCATCGCCGAGAGTGATTTGCTGGGTACCGGCATCGAAGGTGCCCTTCACTTTGCGCTTGCGGCGATTGGCCAAAGCAGTGAAGTCGGTGGTTGCCGCTTCGTCGCCGATTTCGCCAGCGTCTTCGACCTCGCCAAGTTCCTTGTAGATCAGCGCTTTCAGGGCGGTGACTGCGGCGGTTCGGCCGGCGGCGTCCTCGGCGTAGTTGACGTCATGTGCCGGGCCCAGCAGGACCGAGATACCGGCGGAAGTTTTTACTGTCATGTTGCCCTCCAGGGCGCGGATGAAACGAAAAAACCCGCTCAATGGCGGGTGCTGGTGTTGCTCGGCAATATCAGTGCTGGGTGATGATTCGAAGCGTGACGGAGCCCATGTAGGTCACGCCGTCTGGCTCGCGATTGGTGCCCGTGCGCAGGACGCGGACCGAGACGGCGGTGCCGGTGCTCAGCTCCAGCGGCTGCTCGTCCAGAGCATCGGCAATTGCGGCGTTAATGCGCTTTACCTCGGCTTGGCCTTTGTAGTTCGACCAGACCGACAGGTAGAACAGTCGATTTTCGCGTTTTCGGCCGGAGATCGGCGTGGTGTTCTCCGCCACCTCGTAGTCGAGGGTCACGTAGGGATACGGCGTGTCCTTGGGCACAGCGTCATATACAGGAACAGACTGGGCCGCGAGCACCGCAGTGAGGCGCTGATACAACGCCGTCTGTAGCGCAAGCGATGGATCGCTCATTTGGCCTCCTGGGCAGCCTTGGCCAGGGTGCTGGTGATTGCGCTCCTGATGAGCAAGACAATGTCATCCCGGTGCAGGTCGATAGAGGGTCGAAGCCAGGGATGCGCCGGGCGCGCGGCCATCACGCCATTACCGAACTTGTACTGCTTGGTGCCGTACTCCAGAAATTTCCCATAGAAAAACTTCCGGTTATCGCGCTTGCCACGGATGCCGATCTGCGCATCCAGCCCGGATTTCGACACGAACGCCTCCAGAGCCTCTTCCGCCTTGTGGGTATCCTTGGGAATCAGGTCCTTTTGAGTGGCCAGGACCATCTCGGATGCCCGGACCATCGCAGGACGGAGATCGCTTTCCATCTGGTTGCCGATCCGCCGCAGCAGACCGCGCAGCTTGAAATCACCACGGGAACGCCTGGCCATATCAACCCCCTGCTTTCAATTGAGATGCTGGCACCACCGAGCACAACAGCCGCAACATCGTACGGTCGTTGTCCAGCAGTGACGCCTCGATTAGATAGACGATGCTGCCGTGGACCAAGCGCAACCCGGCGATCAGGCCCGGGGATGGACGGCAGCGAATCTCCGCCGATATCTGCGCCTCGATCTGCTGGGCCACCACGGCAGTTCGCCCGGTCGGCATCGTGATTTCAGCGCGGAGCTTGCGCAATTCAATCCAGTCGCTTTCCCCGCCGCCCATACCGTCGCTGGTTTGCTGGTAGCTCATGACCGAGCATTCATGACGCAATCGACCGGCTCTCATCAGACCCCCAGCCCTACGCGATAAGGGCTCAACAAAGAGCGCGAGCCCTGCGGCAGTTCCGCCACACTGACGCCCACCACGGTGTCTTCGCGGTTTGCATACAAGTTGCCGAGAATGAGCAGGCAGGCGGCGGTGATCGATTTAGTGATGACGATCGGATCATCGCCAGCAGTACCGGCCAGCACGGCCTCAGCCATCGCGTCGGTGTCGGCGTAGAACGACCGGTTGAGATACATGGCTGCCGATTCTTCAGCCGCCTCAAGCTTGAGAAGAACGTCTGAACGGTCGACCTCCTCCGCCCGGCAATGCTGCATCGCCACTTCGATATCGATCACCGACATGATCAGGCGCCTTTCGCCGGTTTCTTGGGCTTCTCGGTTTTTGGCAAGATATCTACCGAGCCGCTGGTGAGCACGCCCGCCGAAACGCCTTCGTCATCACCCAGGGTCACCGCCGGTTCATCCTCGGAGGTGTCCGGCTCGGCGTACCCCTTTTGGATGAGCTCACGACCGTGCTGCTCAATGGTCAAGAACGACGTCCCTTCCACCAGGGTCTCGCCGCCCAGGTACAACGGCTTCAAGGTTTTCAGTTTCATGGTTGCCTCCAGTGGGCTGCCGCGAGGACAGCCCGGTCAGGGGTTAAGGTGCTGCTGGCGGGGTGAACGAACCGTAGATAAAGGCTTCCGGGCGTTTCACCGCCAGCGCGGCCCGCTCTTCGCAGCGAATCGAGATGAGGTTCTTCTCGAAGTCGTCGGCGTTTTCGGTGGAGATCACCACGTTGGCGTCCTCACGATCAAACAGCTGAGCGCCGGTCTGGAATGCCCCGGTCAGGAACTTGCCCTGGAAGCCGGCGGCCTCGGTGGCCACCACCGGCAGACCCCACAGCATCGGACCGGCCAGGCCCAGTGGATTCGCCAGGATGTAACGGCCCAAGCTGTCCTTGGTCAGCTCGATCATCGCCCAATCGATGAAGTGCAAGACGTGACCGCTGGCAGGCAAGCGAGCCAGTTGCGCCTGCAGCATGGCCAGGCGCAGATCGTCGATACCGGTCTGACCTTCAACGTCGAACGCAGCATCGAAGACGGAGGCCTGCGGCACGATGCCGTGCAGGTGCACACCGGTGCCGTCACCGAAGAGAATTTCCTGCTCCTCGGCGTACTTCAGGCCGTAGCGCATTTCCACGTCGATGGTGGACTGCAGCTGCGCGAAGTCGTCCAAGATTTGCTTGGAGGCTTTGAACATGTGCGCGATGGTGGAAACAGCGGTCAGCTTCGAAGCGAACGTGATGTTGGAGTACGGCTTTTGAGTGCCCTCGGCCACGACCTTCGCAGCGTTGGTGAAGCCGGTCTGCTGAACCCAGAAAATCGCGGGGGACGAGGTACGACCGGGCGCGATCAGGTCACGAATGAACAGGCGCTGTTTCGGTGCTACGTCAATGCCTGGCAAGCGCTGGGGTTCAACGACGCCCTGGGCCACATCGGTGGACAGTAGCGCGGCGCTGACGGGGATGTTGACGCGCTTGCCGCCTTCCAGGCTGGCTGCAAAAGCCTTCAGGGCTTCGCTTTTCACCACGGTAGCGCCCAGGCCCTCGCGGGTCTGGGGCGAACTGGCTGCTGGCAGTCGGGCGAATTCCTGTTCCAGCTCACCCAGTTGCGACTTAAGTTGCTTTTCGGCTTCGGTCAGCGAGTTGAATTTCAACGCAAGCTCGTCGACCGTAGCCTTCGTTTCAGCAGACAGAGAGCCCGCTTTCTTTGCTTCGCCCAAGGCGGCCTCGGCCTTCGCGCTGAACTCGCTGGAGGCCTTGGCCAGCTCAGCGGAGATGTTCTTTAGCAGTTCGGTTGTATCGGTCATTGGTCAATCTCCAGGTACTTGTGAGGCTGCCGACTTGAATGAGGCAAGGGCCTTTTCCAGATCAGCAATTGCATCGGCCGTGACGGCCTGAGATTCGGTAGCGCTCGGCGTACCAGAGCCGGTAGCGCTTGGCGTACCGGTTTTGAGTTCTTGAATCATTGCCCGCCGCTCGGAGCGGGGCATGCCCTGCTTGGCCAGGATCACGTCAAGGCGGCGGGCGGCAATTTGCTGTGGGCTGGAGGCCTTGGTCCCTTCCTTCAGCTCTGCGCTGTCGAGCAATGAATCCGCAAAGCCCTGATCTACCGCATCACCGCCACCGATCCAGCTTTCAGCATCCATCAGCACCTGCATTGCGGCGATATCGTCACCGGTGCGGGCCGCATAGATGCCAGCCATGGCTTTATCGAAGGGCTCCAGGGAATCGGCCATTTCGCGCAGACCCAGGCGATTGGCGGCGATGCCCACCCAGCAGTTGTGGATCATTAGAAAGGCGCCCAGGCCCATGCGGATCTCGTCGCCCGCCATGGCGATCACGGACGCTGCCGATGCGGCAATGCCCAGGATCTTCACGGTCACCTTGCCCTTGTACTCGCGCAAAAGGTTGTAGATCGCCAGGCCTTCGAACATGTCGCCGCCCGGGGAGTTGATATTCACGGTTACGTCGGCGCCGGCCAGGTTGCGAAGCACGGCGCTAACCCGCTTGGCAGTGACGCCATCACCAGTCCAGTAGTCGTAACCGATGGGATCGAACATCGAAATGGTGTTCTCGTCATCAGCCGCGGCTCGAATGTCCGGGTTCCACCGCTCGAGCGCCAGCGGGAGCAGATCCGATGAAGCGCTCATGCGCGGGCGTTCCGCCGGCGCAGCAGGCAGGGTTCTGATAGTCATGGTTACTCCGCTGGTTCGGTGATGCTCAGGCGCGAAATTGAGATGAGGGCGTGCGCCATGGTCGGTGCGTCAGGGTCACCGCCGTCGAGCGCGGTACAGATGTCATGCAGCAACTGCCTTGTGGCCTCCCGATCGCCGTCCTTGTGCGCGTGGAGCGCTTTCGACATGAACCGGTTGAACTTGGCGGATACGTCGTCGCTGTTTTCCAGGCTTTCCAGTGCCACCATGGCCGACTGGACGGTGTAGATATCGCCGCCCGGGATCGGCGGCAGGTTTTCGAGGCGGCGAACCTCGTTGCGGCTCATCCAGCCATTCATCAGTGCAGTGTTGTACCAGGCGCCACGGCCAGAACTGTCGGCCCGCAGCAGACCCTCCACAGAGAACTCAGCGAAGTACTCCTCGGCATCAACGTCGCCGATCAGGCACCTGGTGATTTCCTGCTCAATGTTCACCAGCAGGGGCCGGAGGCTATTGGTCAGAAAATGCAGATTCTGAGCCTCAACGCTGGCCGCCCAGCTGGATTGCTTGTCCATGTGGCCGACCATGAAAGGCGGCACACGGAACCAACGGCAGATTTCCTCAACATTGAACGAGCGGGTTTCCAGCATCTGGGCCGCTTCAGGGTTCATTGTGATGCCCTGGTACTTCAGCCCAGCCTCGAGCACCATGGTCTTGCCAGCGTTCTTCGAACTGCTGAACGCATCCAGCGCCTTCCTCAACTGATCTCGCTGTTTTGGTGTCAGTGTGCCGGCGCCTTGGGCGGCCCCGCCCTCAACGGTCAGAAAACCGGAAGCCTGCAGGCCGTTTGCAAATACCTTGGCCGCCGCTTCTTCCGCCGACATTGCGGCGCCGACGACGTCGCGCCCAGTCGTCACGGGCAGCATCCCGCACACACCATCCAGGCCAAAGCCCCGAATGTGCATCAGGTTCTTTTCCGGGATTTCCCGCTCTGTGCCGTTCTCGGTGTAGGTGTACTTCAGGCGGCCATTTTCCTGCCGCTTGACCGTCATGCACTGGGGCATGAGCGGGTTCAGCGCTACGAGCCGATTACCAACGAACTTCTTCTCCACGAATGCGTTGCCGCGAAGACAAATGCTGGCTACCACCATCAGCATGAAGCGCTGAGGCGTCATTTCTGCGTTAGGTGAGCGGCAGAGCACGCGGAACAGAGGGTGATCCTTCGCTGACTCCCTCGATCCATCGGGCAGGCGCCGATAAAGCTTCAATGGAAGCGTAGAAACCGACTCGGACAGCAGCCGAACGCACGCCCATACCGTAGACAATCGGATTGCACCGTCCACGGTCACGCTTTTCCCGCTGTTCGATGTGCCGAACCACTCTTGCCAGAAGGTCTCGGTGGTGAGACCTACCGGAATACCCAGCCAGCTCTGAAGAGCAGAGCGAACCCGCCCTGGTTGCTTTTTGCTCGCCATCAGAGTCCTGCCATTATCGGATCATCAAAAAAGTCGTCGACGTTCCCGCGTGCCACCGGGTTGCGCGACATGAGTTCAACGGCGTTGAACAAGGCCATCAAGGGGTCGATCTTGGCGGTACCGGACGCTTGCTTGGTGATCAGGATCGAGTTGCCCGCCGGTACTACCTTGGCGTTACCACAGCACCAGGCCATCATCGGCTGACCTCCATGGATCAGGCCGCCTTCGGCCAGCTTGCGCTCAGCGGTCTTGATCGCTCCGCCCAACCGCCAGCCTTGAGAGATGCCAATGACCAATGCCTGAGGAATGCCGACCGCAATCAGCGCATCAAGGATCGCCCCGACACCGGCCGGATCGACACCGACCATATCCAGCAAGCCGGATTCGTAGATTTCCAGCACCAGGCTGGCCACCTCCTCCACGTCCTGGCCGATCCGTTCGACCAGGATCAGGTCACCGTCCTTTGCGAAATCATGGAAGCGCGGGGCTTCGCTTTTGCGGCGCTCGAGCACAGACGGGTGCGCCCAAGCTCGCGTCCAAGCCAACCATTCACGGGTCACCGCGTCGCGGCCGACAGCCGCCAATCCCAGCAGGTCATCCAGGCCGCCGCCGTCGATCCCTACGTCGATGACCTCGCAGCGCTTGATGAGCTGCTGCAGGGTCACCTTCTTCACCTTGCCCTGCACTTCCCAAAACTCAGCACCAGCCCAGCGATTCGCCCGAAGGTTCATGCCGATTTCGACATTGAGGTGCTTGGCGAGGAACTTGCGCCGGGCGCCCGGTTCCTTAGCGGCCTCTTTGACCATCTGGTCTTCCAGCCACTCACGGCTCACCGACCTGCCCATGTTCGGGTTGGTGATGTAGAAGTTTTCCGGCTTGAGGTATTCCTCGGTCTCCACCATCGCAGTCGGGAACTCGTAGAGGACGCCGAGCGATTTCTTGTCGTGGATCTTCCCGTCCCGCACATCGCGGTAGTAGTCGAGCTTTTCCTTGAATACGCCAGCGGGAGGCTCGTCGCTCTGGGTAGAGAGGAAAATCACGAAGCCTTCGTCGCGGGAAATCTGTCCGCCGGTGGCCTCCATCAGCATCGCATCCGCGTTCGGGCGCTTGCCGAATACCCATAGTTCGTCGATGAGGATCTTTCCGGACTTCTTACCCGAAACCGTGTCGGAGTCCGCCGCCACGACCTTCAACGCTGCCTTGGTGGTCAGGTGAGTGATCGTTCGTATGTGGTCCTGGACGAGCAGCATCTTTTCCAGTTGTTTATTAGCCCTGACCATCGCAGCCGCTGGCTTGTAGCTGTTCTGCGCAACCTCGATCGTAGGAGCCAAGATCAGCAGCTCTTCGTTGTCCCGCCAGTTACGCACCAGGGCCGTGATCATGATCCCAGCGGCAATCGTTGATTTCGCATTCTTCTTGCTGATGAGCAGGAAGTACTCGCGGATCTTCTGTTTGCCGGTTTCGGCGTCATAAGCACCAAAGATGGCGGCCACGAAATCAAAAACCCATGGCTCGCAACACTGGCCAAAGGTAGGTTGCCCAGGCACATCGACAACTTTGAGCGACTTGAAAAGCTCGAGCGCGGCATCAGCCTCAGACCGAAAGAGCGGCGGGAATGGAATCAGCGACTGGCGCGAGAGTATTCGACGTTCCCAGTCAGGGCACGCGGTGGTCCATTCCATTTACTTCACCGACCGGAGCGGTGGCTTGCTTGTCCCGTACATGCCGGCGGCGGCTTCTTCCGCAGCGTTTTGCCTGTCCTCTTTCTTGCCCGTCTCGCCTTTGCGCTGGTGCATGAAGGGCATCAACGATTTGGCAGCGTCGACCCGCAGTTTCGGGTCCATTGCGTGATCATTCATGGCCGCCAATAGGTAGGCCTTCGGATCTGAATAGTTCAGCGCCCGGGCCAGGTCGAATCCGTTTTCACCGTCGTCCTGCTTGCCCGCATTCAGTTCTCCCGGTGAGTCCTGGGCGGCTGAAGTGCCGTCATTTCTGTTAACGCCGCCTTTAACAGGACCCAGCGCGTTCAGCTTGTGCAGCTCCGCAATCACATCAAAGTCTTTTGCCAGACGCGAACCGGCTGCAGAGGCCGTCTTCTCGGAGTATCCGGCTGCAATGGCCGCGTCTTTTTTGGACGCACCTTCCCTCAAAGCGTCAATGAAACGGCGCTTTTTCGGTGTTAAAGCCATTAACAAAAATCTCAGAACGGGAAAAAAACTCTAAATGGGGGCCCAGGTGGTCTAGAGCCCAAAAGCTGCGAACTTTCGAAGCCCCCCCCATCGGGGAACGGACGTGCTGCACCAAATATGTGCATCGACTTGGGGATTTGGCGTGCTACACACGACCGCCCGCCTCCTCCCGCTGCTTCACGGATGAGTGACAGGTCGTGCAGAGGGATTGCCAGTTCCTGCGATTCCAGAACAGCTCCATGTCGCCCCGGTGTGGCTCGATGTGGTCAACCAGCGTGGCAGCCGTCACACGGCGCAGCCGATCGCACATCACGCACAGCGGGTGCTCGCGGAGATGAGCCTTGCTCGCCTTCTGCCAAGCGTAGGTGTAGCCGCGCTGGCCTGAGGTAGCCTTATCAGTACGCCAAGACCCGGGCTGCGTAATCGGCATATTGCTGGAGTGTGTATTAACCCGATTAGCTAGCGTTTTTAGCGTCATTGTCTTCCTTGCTCTTGTGTTGATGAACCGTTGAAGCCTTTTGGCGCGCCACACTGAGCGAGCGGAGCATCGTTATTTACTTTGCTGGCGAAATCCTACAGTTAGCAATGACATGGCCGATAAAACGATTGTGAATTCCACTAGGAGCAGTAAATGAAGCAAATTAATTATACGGATGTAACCTCACACCAGCTCAAAGCGCTCATCACCGACAGGGAGTCTTTCGTACTCCTAGGAATCCGTGGAAACATTACGGATTCGATAAAGAAAGTTGAAACAGAAATTGAATCCCAAGGCCTCAAATGCCGCGTCAACACTGATTTTAAAGCAGGTGTAGCGGCAGCAGGCGGATTTGGCGTGGTTGGCGCATTTTTGGCGGCTCCTACCGCCGTCGTAGTCGGAGGCATACTCGCAGGGCAAGCGGCTCATACCGTCTTCACCCTAAATCCTGACTATGTCATCACTAAAGACTACATAAACGCCAAGCTAACCATCGAGTTCAAAAAGAAAAAGTAAGTCCTGTGCCAGCTTCAAGGGACTGGCCGAAGGCCCATCGGCGAGTCCCTTAAAGTGTCGAATGCTCAAGCAGGAAAGCAACGGACGCCCCCAACTTTCTTTACCTGCTCTGGCTGCGCAGGATCTGAGCGTCTACCTGGTCGGCGCAGGTGTCGAGCAGGTTTACTGCGCGGTCCTTCAGCGTCCACAGATCACCGTTCAAAGCAGGGTCTTCGTCGGCCGTGCTGATGCGCTCGCATGGCACCAGCTCAGGGGGCTCCAGCCTTACCGCTGTTGTCTTTACCACCAGTGGCTGCGGGCTTGCCGCGCAGGCCGTCAGGCAAAGGCTGAGCAGCCCAGTCACGAACAGGCTTGCTGGTGCGCTTGAGTTGTTCAAAGTCTTTCCTCGCCTTCAGGGCTTTCTGTTCGCTGTCCTTGAG